CTATTGTATCCGTTACACATGGTCAAGGATGTTATATAGTTCAGACAGAGAACTCCATTTATCATCTTTTCTGGTGATTTTTTTTAAAAGATTAAAAAATGGATAAGTCGATTTGTAAAAAGTTAAGGGGATATAAAGCACAAGATGAAAAAAACAAAATATTTAGTTCTTTTCATTTTATAAAACCAGAAGAATTACAATTAACAGATGCAATATGTTATTATTGCAAACAGACAGTGTTACTAGAATATAAGTGTAGAGACCCACTACAATGGACCCTTGACCGCATTGATAATACCATGGGTCATAATAAAAAAAACGTATTGATTAGTTGTCTGGGATGCAATTTAAAACGGCGGAATAGAACAGTTGAAAAGTTTTTATTTACAAAACAATTAACCATTACGAAACTAACTTAACGTCTACGAGTTCCACCCTTTTTAAATCCGGTTACCTCTTTTCCGTAATTTAAAACACCCATGCCTAAGGCAGATGTTGAACTAATACTACCCAATGTACTTTCTCCTAAGTTTAATATTTCTTGTAATGCCTTTGCAATTTTATGACCACGTACTTTACAAGTTACAGAACCGCATTTTGTACCACTTCTAGCAACCTTTTTAGTAAGATAGTGTGGATTTAATTTATCTCGTTTGGCTTCAAACGTATTGTATACACCAATGGCAGAAACAATTGCCTTTTTAATCTTTCCATCCATGGAATAGGCATTATTTAAACCTTGTTCGACCAGCATATTTTCAGAGGTTGGGTCTTTTATTTCAGCTTCAATTTGGTTGTTAATGACATCTGCTTCTTCCTTGGTAATTTTAGTTCCGACGCCTTCATTTATGAAATCTCTTGCATTAAAAAAGGTTGTATCTAATTCATTCGTTGATCGTAAAAAAGGAGATTTTATGTTTGGGTCAGAGGTTGGTGAACTTACCGAATCGGGTGATGCACTTGTGGGTTGTTTCGATTCAAAAAAACCCCAAAGTCCACCTTTAAGCCTTTTTGTACTTCTTTTACCATTGCGTGTTTTCATAGTATACCTTATTAAAATAATAATTCTAAATCTGCCAATTTCCAATATTCAATGGATCCATTTGGAATAGGTCGTTTAATGATAAAAGGGAGTTTTTTCTGATGCAATTCATCCTTTGCAATTAAATAACTATCAATCATGGTATCTGGCACTTCAATAAATAAAGGGGCGCCCTTTTCAATTTGACTTGCTCTAATTCCTATAATACGTGTATATTCATACTTCGTGATAATTGGCAAGGAAGTATGATTTGCATCTACTATATTTCCTTGTTCATTACGTGTAACTGTGCATAAGGCAATCGATTCTTCATAATTTATAATTCTTTCTTGAGGATGAATGTCCATAAAATTAGACTGAAGTGTTTTGTTTATGGCAACCTCAGGTTCATCTGGCTGGTCTTCTAAACAGTATTCTTGCACTTGCTCTTCATCCGGATCTGCTTCATCCATTTCTTCATCACTTTCGGATTCATATTCTTCGTCGCTCATTTATATTGTACAAACTTATTTTTCCTTTAATTTCAATTTTTCCATATAGTATCGCATTTTGGACAAAGATAAGCATATTTCAATTCAACATTATCATACCTTACGTAAATAATTTCATCTTGAGTACAATCAGGATTCTTGCAATTCATGGTTAATACAGGTAAAGTGGGATCGAACTTTGTATACTTATTGATAATACTGTACTGTTCAGGTTTTTCAAAAGACATGGAGGAAACAACTTTGTTTTTAATTTCCTTTGTGTTTCCGCATTTTTTGCACTTGTATTCAAGCCGTTCAAAATCATCATCCTCTAGCTTTTCAACGAATAACATATTTTCGCAAACATCACAGAACTCCATTTTAATTGATTAGTATCTTTAAAATAAAAATCAATTTTATACGTTTAACTCATTCGTTTATTTTGAATGAAACATACAATGACGCTGGAATTGAAAAAGTTTGACATGCGGTCGATTCGGTTTAAATCCACCGAAAATACAGGTCCAGTGGTTGTTTTAATCGGTAGGCGTGATACTGGTAAAAGTTATTTAGTGAGAGATTTGCTTTTTTACCAGCAAGACATTCCGATTGGAACGGTTATATCCGGAACAGAAGCAGGTAACTCCTTCTATAGCGATCACGTTCCCAAACTATTCATTCATGATGAATATAGTAGTGGTATCATTGAAAATGTATTGAAACGCCAAAAGCAATGCTTGAAACAAGTAATGGAAGAAATGAAAGTGTATAAAAAATGTAACATTGATCCTAGAGCATTTTGTATATTAGATGATTGCTTGTATGATTCCAGCTGGACAAAAGATAAACTGATGCGTTTATTATTCATGAATGGGCGTCATTGGAAAATCATGTTGATCATAACCATGCAATATCCCCTTGGCATTCCGCCCAATTTGCGTACAAACATAGATTACGTTTTTATTTTACGAGAACCTTACATCACCAATAGAAAACGAATCTATGAAAATTATGCTGGTATGTTTCCAACCTTTGAAGCATTTTGTCAAGTCATGGATCAATGTACTGAAAATTATGAGTGTTTAGTCATTAATAATAATTCCAAAAGTAACAAATTGACAGATCAAATCTTTTGGTATAAGGCGGAACCGCATGCTAACTTTAAATTGGGATCAAAAGAGTTTTGGGATTTATCGAATAGTATGCCGGTTGAAGACAACGACGCCTATGACCCTAAAGCACCTAAAAAGAATGTCCAGCAAATCCAAGTTAAAAAATCAAGATGGGCCTGAACGTTTTGTTTTTCTACTCCTTTCTTAGCTGTTATGTCAACTACAACATCTCTTAATTTAAAGTACGGATGGTGAATTCTTTCTTCTATTTGAGTTACCATATCTCTTAATCTTCTTCCGTATTCGTCCATTTCTTCAGGGACCCAAATAGAACTTGAGGAAATAATTGTAGAGTTTGTTATTTAATCCGCATCTTATACCAGCGCTATACTGGTCAATCGGTTTAGAAATATCAAAGGTGTGAAATATCCCAATACTTCACCTGTTATACATTAAACTCTGATGTATGATCACCTCCCAATCTGTAAAAAGAAGGTGTAGCGGTTTCATCATGCGACATCTGATGCAATTGGGTTATTTTAGCTACAAGTTCTGCATTCTTGCAAACAAACAATAACATTTCCTGATTTAGAATGTTCAACTGCAATACATCTGGAAATTACTACGTATAATAGCTAGAGCACGTTCTACTAAAGGTGGAGGAAGTTCTAATATCGCGCCAGTTCTTATACCATAACAAGCATAAACCTACCGTATTAGTTCATCTTTAGAGGTCTGAGTTGAAGTAATCGTTCATATTTTAAACTATTATGTTTTATTATAATATGGTAACAAAACATAAACGAATGAAACATAAAAGGTCAAAAAAACGTATCGGAGGAATGATGTCATCTAAAGTCTCTAAAGTCGCTAAAGATATAACTAGAAGATTTGCAGACTTAAAAGCTAACCCTCTTGGAAATGATAGTTGTACGATGACTGCACTTTATGTAATAGGTGCTATAAGCCGGGTCACTGCAAATCGCCTTGCCGCAACGTATCCAACGGGCATGAATCCGCATGATTTAATGGCGGAGCGTGTTATAGATATGACTTATTTGCCTAGTGATATAGCTACATTTCGACGCAATTTAGCAGAGGGATATATCCCTTATGCGTTAATCGGAATAACACTAAAAGCTGAACAACTAGGCGAAACTTACATACCAGCTGAAAACCATGTATATGGTATTTTTTTTGATCGTGAATCTAATACGCATAAATTAACTACATGCAAGACGATAGAGTCTGATCTATATCAATATCTAGAAGATCGTATGGCACCGGGTACTCAGGTTGTATTAATGACACAATTCCATGGACGTAGTTAAAAGTACATCAAGACTGAATACGTGATTTTAAACACTGTTCATCTATTTGAATCGTTTCTCCACAAGGTTCATCTTGCGGAATAATCATGATAACTCCCTTTGATTTTTTCCCAACTAAAGGTTCAGTACATCCCTTTTCAACCTGAGTAACTACATTACATC